GTGTCGGGGCGCTCTGAATGAAGCGAAGAAAGTCATCAAGTACATGTCGGGCAATTCCGAAGGCATCCATCCGCTGTGCAAACCGCAACGCACATACGGTTTCCACGGAGTAGAGGTCGGCCCTCCCTTCACGCGAAGATGGCGACAGATAGTGACGCTGCGTGGTGTTGCGAAGAAGCTTATCGAGTTGCGGCACCTTGTCGTCATCAATGCCGTCAATTTTTGCGAACGCGACCGCAATTTCGGAAATTCGATACATGTCAGGGTCTCCAATGATCCTGACGACTCAATAACTCAATTGGAGTTGACTGGCAAGCGCGATAGTGCGATAGATGTCGTGTCGGAGCCAATTGCCGACATGATCTGTCCTTGAGGCCCGGCAGCGAGCACTGCCGGGCCTTTCCTTATTTTAGAAACAAGGATTATGGCCATGAATAGAGAAACAGTGATTGGACTTTCAGCAGCGGGTGTCAGGCGTCGGTCTTCCGGCGGCAATGCCAACCGGAGCCAGCGGGCTCAACGCCGCGCGCGCGAAAAAGCATTGCGGGCTTTGGAGCAAGAATTTTTCAAGAGAACGGGTATCTCTCTGGGCTCTATCGAAGCGTCAGCGCACCCGTATTTTCCCGATCACATGCGACGCGCGGAACTCATCATCAATCAGGTGCTCATCCCGTAACCACCTACGAAGACAAAATTTCTTTGGTGGTATTAGGTATTTTCGAGAGCAGCCATGAGAACGGAAAATGATGTTCCATTCCGCAACCTTGGCAATGGAGGCGTTCAAGCAAGAAAAATCGAGGAGCATCTGATTTTTTCAATCTGATGCGCTCATCGCAGTGCGGGCAGATCAGGAAATCTCCCATCGAGCCATTCACAAAGCGTACTATCGGAGAGCGTCCTTTTAGGAAGATGGAGGTAAATGCACCTAATGAACTGAAGAGCATCCACTTTTTATATTTTTCCTTCGATGCACTCATCCTTGAATACAAATCAATCTGAATTAAGTTTAGAAACATCAGAACAACGGCAATATCTCGGTAAAATGCATCATACAGATCGTCGTCGAGCGGATTTTTAAAGATAAAATTGATGTTTAATTTTTCCGTCGCAATATGTTTATTTCTTGTAACCAAGTGAGTTGCTTTGTCAAAAAGTGGAGCAAGCCCAAATTCATTTTTTCGATCGTATAGGAGATCGTGAATCATCGTCGGATCGATAAAGTCTGCCCCGTCGCACCGTTCTTTCGCGGCTTGAAGCAGCTCGATTTTCTTTTCGCGAGATATTTCGGCCTGATCAAACGTTTTCGCCGGATCATTTTTCAAATTATCATAGAACTCGTCTTCTGCTGCACACATCCAAGTAACTAGGATAAGGCCCTCTTTAAAAGGCTTGCGTAACAGCGACAGCGCGACGGAAAACTTGCGCTTTTCGAGAGCAATCAACGATTCATATATGAAGTGCAACATGTCCGAAAAAAGCGCGAGGTTGATATGGTTTAACGTCGCACGCTTCGCAACTTCGGGCCGCCCTGACTTCTCCAGATAATCGAATATATCCACTACTTCGGACAAGTCGATTTCTTTGTCTTTCTCTTCAATCTTAAAAGAAACCACCGAAGCATTGGTTTCGCTCATTTCCACCAAAAGCCCAGCCATCAAATCATGAAGGTGAAAGCAGAACTCATGGGCGGCATGGTGGCGGTCAGGCAGATTTTTTAATCGTTCATCAGAGATGAATCCAATGCTGGCCATGCAATTACCTCAAGTGAAAAGGGGCTGCTAAATTCATGCGTAGCTTAAGTAACTGCCGCAACAAACCCTATCTGTCGACGCCCCATTGCCTCTTCTAGTTCGGTGGACAATTCAGCTCTAATGACATCAAAAATCGCTTCGTAAACCGGAGCGAAATCTAAATCCCCACTCCGAGGCAAAGTGAATACCTTGCCGTTCTCGCCGACCGTAATCTCCATATGTCCGCCGTTGACCCAGAATTCTAGTGTAGTCCGAATCCAAGCGGCCCCATCGTCTTTGAGGTTTTTTATCTCGACCGACAAACCCATTTTGATCGGCTCTAGAAAATTCATGTTTGCACTATGAAAGCTGTATGCCGCATCGCGGTAGTCCACGCGCGTCTCAAACAGACCAGCGGGTGGAATTCCCCTTACCGCAAAAGGCGGGGCTCCGAGGTAGGTTGCTAGCCCGCTAGTAATAGCGTCACCAAAGCGTTTAGACTCGCGAATAAGGAGTATTGTTGATTGGCCGTAAAAGGCCGCCAGTTCTCTTAATTCTTGATACTTCGACATTAATTGCGTTCTCACCGATTCAACCAACTGGATTTTATCACATTCACTGGTTGCTTCGGCAAGGCGGCGCTGGCGACTTCCTCTTCGCGCCGTTCGATGTTGGCCTTGACCAGATTCCGCACCGCCATCCCATAGACCACACAGTCGAGACTTTCCGCACGGCGGCCGGGAATCCGCTCCCATTGCCGTACCGGAGCCCCGCGAACATAACGCATCACAAGCCGCTCGCTCGCCAGTTCCTCATAGAAGCGGCCTTCAAGGGCGTCGCTAAAGCGAACCGACTTGCCGCGAGACAGCCGGGCGATAAGCTGCCCCTTCAGGCTATCGACGCCGACGATGAAAAGCCGACTGCCTTTGGTGTCGCTGGCGCGGATCGCCGGGCGGTTTCCGGCAGCACCCTTCAAAGCGTATAAACGCCTAGCCATACGAGCCCGTGTGAAGGCCATAACCCTATCCATGGTCTCGCCATCACCTGCATCCACTCCGGCGGCGTCAACGCGCAAGGTGCCGCCCTGCGGATGCTTCCATGTCGTGCGCATGGCGTCGTCCAGTTCGGCCCATACGTCATCGCCAGCCGGGTCGCCCCAAATGACCGACTGGCCCAAGACGAACATCTCGTCCCGGCCATGTCCAAGGAACACGATTTCGAGGCGGTCGCGCTGCACGTCCACTCCAGCAGTGATGAACAGCACTTCGGCCGGGATGTCATCGAGTCCGAACGGCTCGGCACGGGCGGCAAGCGCGGTCTCGTCAATCTCTTCGGCCGCCTCGCGCCAGCCCTGCGCCAAGATCGTGTTCACGAACACCTGAAGCGTGTCAGGGCTCTTTTTCGCTTCGACAAATTCCTGCGCCAGCTTGCCCCACGACGCATTCACCAGAGTCGAGACAAGGGCGTTCAACCGGAAACCGGCATGGCCCTTCACATGCGGGGCGGTGGCGCGCCAGCGGCCGCCCTCCACCATTGCCGACTTGTGTCGCTCTTCGATCACGCTGCCGCATTCCGCACAAACGTAATAGGCTTTCCCCGGCTCGCCTTCCGGCCACTGGATATCCGCCCAGGCGATTTCGTGCCAGTCGCCACACTCCGGGCAAGCGACCTCGAAAATGCGCATATCCGAACGGGCGTAGGACCGGAGGACGTTGCTTGTCTCTTCGATTGTCGGCGTGCTGCCGATAATGATTTTCCGGTTGGCGAAGGACAGCGTGCGGCGTTCCGCCAAGGTGATCGGCGAACCTTCCATGCCCGGCTCCATGGCGTCAGCTTCATCGATCAGCAGAATGCGGACATTGTGACGCCGGAGGTTGCGCGGGCTCTTCGCCGCGACGATCTTCAGCGAGCCACCGGCAAAGCGTCGGCTCAACAGCGTGTTGCGGCCGGTCTCGTCAGCTTCGGCGGACAGCAGCCCCCGGAGCGCGGGGGTCGCTTCGAAGATCGGTTCAAGGTCCGACACCACGTAGTCCCGGCAGTCCGCTTCGGTCGGCAGCAAGGCCAAGATCGGCGACGGCTCATTCGCCACGTAGGAGGCAAGCGCCCCCGTCAGCAGAGTCGTGAATCCGACGCGCACGGGTTTGACCAGCGTCACCCGTTCAAGCTCCGGGTCGGTGATCGCGTCGGCGATTTCCCGCTGATACGGCCACAAGCTCACACGGCCGGGCAATGCCGACACGCCCTCCGGCAGACGCATATGCGTTTCGAGCCACTGTGACAGGGGAAGACGCGGCGGCGGGATCAACGCCCGGAGGGCACGACGGCGGGTTTCGGCAAGCGCATCATTCAACATTTGCGGCCTCCTGAAGAGCGTCCCGGATTTCCCGGTCCATGGTGGCGATGTCGTGGGCGGTCAGGTGGGAAAGCCGCTGCTGGACTCGGGACGGCAGCGCCAGCATGGCGGCCCGGACATCGCGAAGGACGGCGGCCCATTCGCGTTCGATCTCTACGGCCGGGATAAGCTCACGACGGGAAAGCGCGTTTGCGGTTTCAAGCTTTTCCGCCTGCGCTTCTGCGGCACGGGTCTTCGCTGCGGTATAAGCCGGGTCAGAAGAGCCCCTGCCGGTCGGGTGCTTGCGGACATAATCGCAATAGGCCCGGACAGCATCACGGCGGTTGAATGTGCCGCGACCGATGCGGGGAATGTGCCCGGCACGGACCAGCATCAGCACCCGGTTCTGCGACAGGTCCAGCAGATCGGCCAATTCGTCCGTGTTGATGGATTTACCGTCAGGGTAGTTTTTACCGTGAGCGTCATTTCCCCACACGAGCGCACTGGCTTCGGGGTCGATTACCGTGAGGGTATTGGCGTCCATTTTCAGAATCCGTTCTCAAAATTTCCTGTGAGAGTGAAAAGCTGGGGCTCCGCGCTCCCCGCATCCCGGCCACCCCCGGAAGGACCCGCGCAATACCGTGGTAGTTGTCCCGATTGTCCCGATGCTTCCGGTTAATCTCCTACACGTGTGTATGTGTGTGCGTACGCGCCCGCGTGTAGAACACAACCGGACGGGTCGGGACAATCGGGACAATGCCAGTTTAATCAATGCGTTAGAACATATCATCGGCATCTCTGACATCCTCCCGTACATGCAAGCCCCTATAGCCACGCTTACGTTCCGGGCCGATCTTCTCGCCGGAATAGAATCCGCGCTGGGAAAGGGTCTCCCCAAAAGAGCCCTTCATTGTTCCCGGCTCTTCGCCCATGGAATAGGCATATCGCGACCACGACTTCCAAAGGTGGTCGGTTGTGTCGGCGAACTCCGGTCCCACGTGGCAGCAGTCGGCAAGCCATTGGGCAAAGGTGTCCTCCGCATCAAAATAAGCGCGGGTGGCTGCGTCCATCAGCGGGGGCACGGTCAAGCCGTTCCGTTGCCAGTCGAGGCAACCCACAATCATCCATGCGAGGATGCCCGGCCACTCGCCTTTAAGCCTCTCCGGCAATTCGGGGTCTCGCTTGGCCGGTTGGTGATTGAAGGGAAGAATGAGAAAGCGCCGTTTGATCGCCTCGTCGACATCCTTCAGGCTGGGGCGATTGTTGCCGAAGATCGTCAGCTTGAACTCGGGCAGGAACTCGAAATCATCCTGCCGCATGAAGCGGGCGGTGATGGTGTCTTGCCCCGTCAGGTTCTTGATACGATTTTCCGCCCACGCTTTACCCTTCTCGGTTTCAGATGCCCGCGCCATGCGCGCACCTCGGAGTCGGGCAAGTTCCGTCGTGTGCCTCTCGTGCTTGGAAGCCGTCAAAGTCTCCATCCCGACGTTAGCGGCGTAGTCGCCCATAATGTCGCCGATAGTGTTGATTGCGGTCCCTTTGCCGCTCCCGCCACGGCCATAGACGAACACAAGCTTCTGTTCCTTCGTCTCGCCCGTGAGGCTGTAGCCGCTCCACTGCTGAAGAAACCGGATTGCGGCGGCATCGCCTTCGAGTGCGTCATTGAGGAACGCCAGCCAGCGGGGGCAATCGCGATTCGGTTCGAACTGGTCAAGTGCGACAGGTGCAACGGCAGTCACTCGACTGATATGGTCGCCCGGAAGACCCGGCCGAAGGATGCCGGTGCGCAATTCTACCGTGCCGCCGGGAGTGCCAAGCAGCATCTTATCGACGTTCCACACATCGGAGGTCACGGCAAATTCGCGCACCGTTCGCGCGCCGCGCTCAATGGCTTCCCACGCCGACACGCGCTTTAGCGACTTGGCGGCCTTGTCACCACGGGCGAGTTTCACAGACTCGTCACGGGCATAGTGCAAAGCCAGCTTTGTTTCCTCCCGACGCCAATAGCTGTCGAACCGGAACCACTTGCCCGCGTGATGATCGAACAGCAGTTCACCGTGGTATGCTTCGGTGAATGCGCGGATCGCGCCATCTTCGTCATGCAGGAAGCCGCCAAACGGCACGTCCACCATGTCGTCGGTGAAGAGCCCGAACATCCGTTCCAGATCGCGCCAGTCATGAGATTCGGCAAGATTGAGAATGTACTGGCCAGTACGGACACGCCCCGCTTTACGGACGAACGACTGCCAACGCCTGTCCAGATCGTCAGCGTCATATTTTCCCGATTGCGCGGACCACTCGTGGAACAGTTCAAGCGCCTGCTTCGAGCCATCGAACTCGTGGTGCAGGGCCATGCCGATTTCCAGCCACTCGTCATATGAAATATGATCGTCGTTCGGGATTGCCATGAGTGCATCTCTGAAGACGTGGAGGGGGCGTCCCGTCTTTTCCCCGGTGGACCCGCGCTCCGTTCGGCCGTTGGCCTTTCCCTTGAAATGCTCGCCTTGCTCCGTCAGCCAAAGCAGGTCGTCAGATGACACGAGTCGGAGACGGTCAGCAGCCCCGATCAATTCCAACGCTTCACGGTCGCCATACAGCTTCCCGGTGACAGCGAAGTAGATTGCCGACAGGTGAAGCTCGACTCCGTAGTGATTGCCCTTCAGCCACTGCCTCTTCGTTTCGATACCGCTCGACTCCCTGAAGTGCGCCAACTGATCCGCGCTAACACGGAAAAAGGCTTTCACGCCTTTCCCGCTGGGGCTGATCTCGGAATAGGTGTCCAGCCGATCAAAGATCGCTTCGGCCCATGGTTCCAGAACACCGTCGTTCAAGCAGCCGTCCAAATCTACACCGCACAAAGCCGTATCGTCATCAAGGCTGCCAAGGACGAGGCCGACTCCGGGCTTCCAATCGGGCTTGCGGAAGCGGTTAGCGCATTTCTGCGCGGCCGCGCGATTGGCCCATGTGTCTGGATTGGTGCTGGACGCGCCGCCCTCGGTTCGGGGCGACATTGGTTGCTTGTCAACTTTGCCGCCCTTGGCTGGCGCGCCAGTGTAGAAAACCCAACGATTCAAAGGGTTAAGACTCGTCAGCGTTTCAAAGTTATGATATACAGTATCAGTCATTTTCAGCTTTCCTTCTGGGAGTGATCTTGCGGGTTTGGAATCCTCGCAATGCCTTCAGTACGCCGCTCGGTTTCGTCCTCCGGGCGGCGTTTTGTTTTGACAACCAGAATAAAAAGCTAAAGAATTCTATGATCGAACTTGAGGAAGTTTGACACGTCAGCTTATTGAAATCATTGGATTCTTATAAGCCTGTCGGGTGCGCCAATCTCTTCCTTCTCTTGATTTTGCATGATTTTACACCAGGCCCGCGCAACAAGGCTAGGAACTTGCCTTGTGTCCCTGCGAGGAGCCGCGCGCAAATCGACCGGGTGGCTGGCCAACATGCCGGCTGAAGGCGGTGCTGAATGTGCTGGCCGATCCGTAGCCGACGCGCTCGGCAATTTCGGCGATTTCGATGTCGTGTCGGCGAAGGAGGTCT